TCTATAAGCATCGCCATTTAGCATGATTAAATTCTTTGTTTGATTTTCGTAAACATCAAAATCGGCTTGAGGGTTCATTTCAACCAACGCCCCATGAATCCGCATGACAAAAGTTTGACGAAGCGGACGACATGGAATCGCAAAAAAATGATGATTATAATAGATTAGTTCACGGATAAATTAAAATTCCATGTTCGGGCAAAAACCTCCCAGCCGTAAAGCGAGGTCATGGATTTTTTTTTACATTAAAAAATAAACAAAAAAAATAAAAACAATGGAGCAATACAAAAAATTAGTAGGAACGCAAATTGAAGCATTGACAAGAGAACATGGTGCTGAAATAGTTGAATTTTATAAAAAGAATGGATTCGACGTTCAAAGCTATAGGGGTGGTGTGAATAAACACGACAATGATTATGCTAGATACTATGGAGTTTGTAAAAATGGTGACTTTAGAAATAGATACATAGATTCAGGACTTAAAACTATCACCCTAGATGAAGCGGAAACATTAGTTGCCGAAAATCTATACACCGAAATAACGGCTTATAAATTAAAAGATGGAAGTATAGTCGAAAGTAAAGAACAATCGGAAAATAAGGCAAAGGAAATGAAGATAAAGAATGACTTACATAAACATTTAGAATCTCGATTAGCTATATTAGTTTTTGCTAATTTAGAAACCATAAAAAAAATAATTAATCAATAAAATAAACAAATGGAAAATTTAAGAACTCCAAAAATGCCAACACCTTTACAAAGAGTATTGGCAAACATTGACACAGCTGAAATGAAGATTTACGCTACAAATGATGATAGATTGAAAAGCGTACATTTTAATCAATTCCAAAGACTGAAAAATGAGTACAAGCTACTCACAGGAAAAAACTACAGCAATCCAAATACTTTTCAATTAAATTAAAAAATAACAACATGGCACAATCAACAATTTTACAAGCATATTCAAAGATTTTAACGAATATCCAAAGGTCAACAACAAATGGACATTTAGAAACTTGTTCAAATCTTATTGATACAATGAAACAATTTGAAGAACGCAAAGATTATAAACAATGGGTACACGAATTAAACGAAGCTTTCTTAAAAAAGAAACTTGAGATAAATGGTGATTTACCTATTTATGATGTTTCAGAAGGTATTTATAATATTGATGAAGTTCATAAAATGGATTAAAAATAAATCTAATTAAATTAGGTTTAATTAAAATAATAGATTACTTTTACACTCTAAATAAAAACACCATGATAGAACACATTTTACCAATCTTTAAAATAGTCTTAGGACTAGGGGCGTTAGTAGGCGCAGTTATCTGTTACATCATCATTAGAGAATCATTTAAAGATGTTGAGATTGATGCCCCCGACGAAGACTTGCAACCATAATAAACCAAATAATAATTAAATAAAAACCAAAAAACATGACACAATCACAATCAATTCAAAATTTATCGAAAGCTTTAATGCTTTTCCACCTTAAAATGGGTAAGGTCGTTAAATCAAGCACAAACCCATTTTTTAAATCTAAATACGCAGGATTGCCAGCGGTATTAGATGCAATTGCAGAACCTTTACAAGAATCAAGTTTAACATTTACTCAATTCCCAAATGATGACGGGTTATGTACTACTCTAATCCATGTTGAAAGTGGCGAATTTATGCAATCATGCTTTAAAATGTTGCCAGTAAAACAAGACCCGCAAGCTCAAGGGAGTGCAATAACTTATGCAAGACGTTACTCTTTAGTTTCAATTTTAGGATTGAATGTTGATGAAGATGATGACGGCAATAAAGCAAGTGAACCAGCTAAAGAAACCGACACTAGACTTTGGTTAAACCCAAATACAAAAGAGTGGAGTGGAGCAATTGAATTTATAAAAAATGGTGGTGATGTTTCAAAGATTGAAACGAAATATAAACTATCTAAAGTTAACAAAGATTTACTAACCAAAGAAACATCACTATAATTATGAAAGCAATATTTCACAGCATGGAGCAACGCTCCCCTGAATGGTACAAAATTCGTGAAGGCAAAGTAACAGCATCAAATATTGTTTCAATATTGGGCGAATTAACTACTAAAACAGGTAAGCCAAATTTAACTACACAAAAAGCTATTGATAACATGGCAATTGAAAAAGCAATCGAGCAAGTCCACGGCATGATTGAAAATGATTTTGTTAGCTATGATATGCAAAGAGGTATTGACAATGAGCCAAGCGCATTTCAATTATTTAAAGACAAAATAGAACTTGAATTTTTAGAAGTTGAACAGGTTGGTTTTGTCACTTATGGTGAAAACATGGGGTGCAGTCCTGATGGTATTGTTTCAAATGGTGACAATTTAGAAATAAAATGCCCTAATGCTAAGAACTTTTTTAAGTTACAAATTACTGATGAAATAGATGAAAAACACATTGCACAAATGCAGATGCAAATGCTATGCACAGATGCGAAACGATGCCACTATTTTGCCTATTTAGTTCATTCGGGTAAGGAATACACCTACCACAAAATAATTGAACGCGATGAGGCTATGATGGAGTTGATTATGGAAAGAGTAATCATGGTAGCTGAATTGAAAAATACATACATCAAAAAGTTAACAAGCATCAATACCATAACACCCCACTAATCAAAATTTAAAACCAATAGAAAAACTAGCACGTATTTAGCATTAAAATAAAATATAAAGGGGAAATTATGTAGTTTGTTTTTTTTGTGACAACGGCGGGGCGTTGTAAAATATCCCTGATTAGTTCTTGTGTTGATTTGGTTAAATCGGTGAGTGGGGGTTGTGCCTCACTCACACATGGTGGGTTGGCGGAATTGGTAGACGCAACAGGTAGCTGGTGGATAGGAAATGTAGCACATTTTTAAAACTATTTCGAGGTAGTTTATCCTTTGCAGGTTTGAATCCTGCAACCACCACATACATGTAATATTAAAATAAATAAAAAAGAGAAAATAATGAAAACTAAAAAAAGAGCAACCAAAAGCGGTCAAATTTTCTTAATGATACTTGTAAACCATACTTTTGAAAGTCTTTTAATAGTGGGTTTAGTTTTGTTTCGTCAATTTCAAATCCACTTTCAATAAATGTTTTTTGCTTCTCTTTCAAGAAGTCTTGATAATCTTTTTTCATATTGCTTTTTGTGTTTAATAAAAAAACCCTTTGAGGTGTTACTAGTGGAAGCCTAAATAAATCTAGGTAGCAACGCCTCAAAGGGCGGTAAATTGTTAATTTTTGTTCGATACCTTCCACAGCATCATTTTAATATAAGAACTTTTGGCAACGTGCCTAAACTTTTACAAATATACTATTCTTTTTGTAATTAGAATAATTTATTGTTTAAAATTAATCCATTCACTGAAGGTGGTGTTTTTGCTAATAGATTTTCAATACTCTTTTTGAAAGCTGTTAACTCATTGGTATTTAGCAAACAATCAAATTTGCCATATTCAGTTTGTGTGGATATTACATAATTATCTTTTTCTATATCAAAGTAAGCGGATATGTCGTTATCTTCTTTTTTTTCATCATCCTTGATATACTTTTTATGGATTAGTTTAATTTCAGCCAATGTTGAAATGATAAATTCGTTATACTCCAATTCGTTAACAATTGTATTTACTGAATGTATTACCGTTGTGTGAATTTCTGAATACACGCCAAAACTCTTGTCCACTAACAATCGAAGCTAATCGCCCTGCTAATTGAACATTAGGCATTTCAAGTGAAATAAAACCAACTGCAGAACCTAAACGGGCCATTGAAATTGCTAATGAAACTGCAAAAGCTGTTTTACCCATCGAAGGACGTGCTCCAATTACAATAAAACCACTTTCGAAACCGCCAGTTAAATTGTCAAATTCTCTAAATCCTGTCTTTACACCAAATTCAATTCCACTTTCAATTTTATCTCTTCTATTCGATAATTCAACCGCTAAATGCGACATGTCCGCCCAATCTTCTATATTTTTGAACGCTAAGGCGTTTTTAATGCTCAAATCTAGGCTTTCTGTTATTTCCCTAGCGTTTCTACCTACCATATCATTTAAAGCCAAAATTGAGGCTCTTTCGATATAATCTTCAATTATTGCTAAACACCAATTTGTCATATACACATTGGTATAAACAAATTCAGTTTTTTTAGTGAGTACATAAGCCCAATTATCGCCAGAAAATGAAAGCTGGCTAACTTTTCTAAGTTCTCTTGTGATTAAAGTAATCTCAAGAGGCTTTGCATCATTGTACATATCATCAATGCATTGCCAGATTGTTTTATTATCCTCATTGTAAAAAATTTCTTTTGTTGTGATATAAGCCTTTGCTTTAAAAAAAAACTCTGAACCATTTAGAATAATGCACCCAATTATTTGATTTTCAGCCCCTAAATCGTGAGGCAATTGTGTAATTTCCATAAGTTTCATTTATCGAGGGTTTGTTATTTTTAATCGTTAATTTTTGAAATTCTATTTTGTAGGCTTCTAAGTCTGTTTTATTGAGCCAATTGTTAAAATGCCTTCCATATTCCGATGATGTGCTTTTTAATTCATTTAATGAGCGTTTATGTTCATTGAATTTTACTAGCATGAATTTTAATAAATCGGTGTTGTTGATTTTGTGCTTCATCATAATTCCTTCACGTTGTTGCCCAAGTTCACTTGAACTAAATAGTTTTTTTGCTAAGTCTTTAATGTCGAATTCGTCAAAAATAGTTTTAGACCTATCAATAGCATCATCGCCAGAACTTAATAATGTTACATTAGCATTTACATTATCATTTACATTAACAGCGACTTTTGCGACCTGTTGCGATTGTGTACGATTGCTATTATCGCTTAGCGATGAGGCGATAATTAAGGCCTCATTAATTGTTAACTCATTGATTACCACTTTATTATACAAATCTATGTGCCAGCGTTTTAAATTTCCTATTTTACCATTCATTGATTTGTCAATTTTCTTTAGTTCCCATTCTCTCAAATCCCTTTTTAATTGTTGCTCAATAGGCTTCCATGCTGTTAGTATTAATCTATCAGTTAAAATAGGGTTTTTATCATTTACATAATCAAGCAAATGAGTAAATAAAATCCCTTTTTCTTCGTATGTAAGGTGGTCTATGCTTTTAATTAAATCAGCATATAAAACAAATGATTTTTTATTTTCGGCCATTTATAAAAAAAGGCCCTTTGTACTCATGCTAGTACTAGTAGCATTTTCCTAAGGGCCAAATAAAATATGTTTTTAATCAGCACCTAGTACGTGCCTAAACTTTTACAAATATACTATTTTTTTGGTAATTAGAATAAAGTTAATACACTATTTTTTTCTTCGACAAATGATTTGTGATTAGCTTCATTAAGTTTAAAATAGCTTTCTTTTAATTCTATTGATATTGATTTCCTATTCATGCGTATTGCAGTGCAACCTTCTGACCCAATACCGCCAAAAGGACTAAGAACGACATCACCTTCATTTGAGTATAGATGTAGCACTCTTTCAATTGTATCTAATTGTAAAGGACAAATATGCTTTTCATCATTTCCATCCCTACCACTACGATATTGCAAAGTGCGTGAGTAATTTATATCATCCCAAACAGGTGATGCGTATTTTTGCCATAAATCAACAGGTAAATAGTCAAACTTTGCAGGGTCTGTATCTTGGTGAGTTATTGGCGTTTCATTTTCACCTTCATTTCTAAAAAATAATACATAGTCTGGTATTCCTACTCTAGACATGATACTATCTTTTTTAATTGTCTTATGAAGTAATCCTAATGCTTTTGTTCTTTGCATTTCTGTTACAGGATTTTTCCAAATAGTTACTCTTGAATGATAAATAAACCCTTCATCTTGAAACCAATTAATAAGCATACCACTAAAATCCCTTAACCCTATATATCCTTCCTTGCCTTTTTGTATTGGCAAATCCATACAATGAATAGCACACATTCTACCACTTTTTAATACACGTTTCAATTGAGGTATTAAAAACTTAAAATGTTCTTCAAATTGCTTGTAATCGCTAACATTCCCCATATCTTCTTCTTTGTCTGAATAAACATACAATTCTGCAAATGGTGGTGAAAAAACAACTATGTCAGCGCAGTTGTCTGGTAGCTTTGCAGTTTCAGTTACACAATCACCATTGATTAAATGATAGCTTCCTGTTTTAATTTCTTTGTTCATAATGTTTACTTTACTTTTTGATTTTTTATAATCGTTATCTGCTGAATATTTAGCCATTTGCCCTATTCTCTCAAAGTGTTGAGATTGTTTAGATAGTATTGTTTGTCTTACATTTATTTGGCTTTCTGGAATTAAAATATGTACATAAACTTTCTTAGTTTGCCCAAATCTATAACATCTTCTAACCGCTTGATAAAATGCCTCAAACTTGAAATCATAAGACATAAAAACCATTTGATTGCAATTTTGATAATTCATTCCAAAAGATGCAATTGAAGTTTTAGTAATTAATGTTTTAAACTCGTTATTCGCAAATCCATTTAAATGTTTAGCTTTATATTCTGGATTGTCTGAACCTTGAACATTTACGCTATTTTCTATCAATTTAGAAAGAGAATCCGTTTCACTATTTCTTAACCCCCAAACTATCCATTGGCTATCATTTGAATTTACAAGTTCTAGTGTTTTTTGAATACGCAAATCATAACTTCTACTTAAGTCTTTATGTAAATCGGTAGCACTAACTGCAACATCGCCAAATAAAGTATTTGTTTGATTATCTACTTTTATAATGTGTTCAATGTATTCAATTTCTGGCAAGTTATATCCTTCACTACAAAACCCTAAGCTACTCGGATTGTCAATAGCCATAGACCATGTAGATACATATTTCCAAAAGTTATCCTCTGCGTGCTTTCTTAATCGCCATTTAGACGTTTCACCGCCATCATGCACAAAGAACATTGCTAACATTTCAAGATATGACATACCGCCTAAAAACTCGCTATGCTGTCCTAATTCCATATGGTCATTTGGCGAAGGTGTAGCGGTACAAGCTAACTTGTAGGGTGTTTGTTTAAATGTTTCAATAATCAAATTTGATAACTTGCCATCCTTACCTTTTAAAATACTACTTTCATCAAGTACTACACCTGCATATTGATTAATATTTTCAATGTTTTTTAGTTGGTCATAATTTGTAATATCAAAACTATCTAAAGAAATATTGAATTTCTCAGCTTCTTTTTTTGTCTGTTCTACTATTGCTAATGGTGCAAGTATCAAAACTTTTTTATTCGTTTTTAAATGTACTTGTTTTGCCCATTCTAATTGGCAAAATGTTTTACCCAAACCACAATCAAAAAAAAATGCAAATTTTCCTTTTCTTAATGCTACTTGTAAACCATACTTTTGAAAGTCTTTTAATAATTCATTTAGTGAATTTACATCTACTTCAAATCCACTTTCAATAAATGTTTTTTCTTTTTGTTTTAAAAAGTCTTCGTAATTTCTATTCATTTCTTTATTTTTATTTAGCAATATTACTACTTATTTTTGTAGTAACAAAATTATTTATTAATTATTATCATAGTACCTTTTTTAGCACCTTCTTTTTGTTTGTAGATTACGTTATTATAGTCACGGATAATCGTTGGAAATATCTTATTTCTGGACTTATCCGTATTAGTTGCTCCTAACATTTCAAATTTAGTGAGTGTGTATATCATAATTTATTTTTATTTTTAAAGTTATTGTAAGATACCATATTTTGAACTTGTTTAACAGACTTGTTATATTTATTTGCTATGAATTTATGAGTATAATTTGAATTATTTAAAACAAAATCTTTGAATGAAATATGATTTTTGCAAACAAAATTATCTTCAACGTATTTTAATACTTCGTCTTTTTTTGTATCTTCAAAATGTTTCACAT